CCATGTCTTTTGTCAATGAAATTTGCACTGCATCTTTGATCAGCTTTTCGACTGGATCATAGTTTCCCTTTTCAAGCAAGTCTGCTGATTTCAAGATTGCTCGTTCAAGTTCTTGACGCTTGGTGAACTTTTCAAATTCATCTAGAAACCACTCTGTATCACTGTCACGCATTCCTGGAATCAAAGCAATGTCAAGGCCAGTTGTAGCCTTGATTTGTTCTGCGTCTGGTATTGCGTTGTACTTTTCACTAAACTCTACCAAGAACTTTGCTGCTGGTCTTAGTGTGCGTTCAAAATTCTCGCTGTTCATAATGTTGCTGACTCTGGTATAGAGTTGAGCATCAGTCAACATCATTCTTAAAAACAATTCTTGTATGTCGTGTGTATATTCAATCGGCGTCACGTAATTTTCTTCCTTATCATTTCTACTTTGATCTTACTGCTTGTCGCAGCTTGAAGTATGCTCATTGTGGTTGCTAGTCTGCCGTATCGTAGCACTGCGTCATTGGTATCTTTAACATCATCAGCCCAGTTGGGTATGCTAATGTGATATCCTAATTCTAGCGCACGATCACATACTTCCATTCCCGTTTTATCTCTATCTGGCACTACAATAATCTTTCTACGCAGTCTGCTTATAACGTTTGCTTGTTCATCAAGAATTGTACTTCCCATGTACGCACAGCCACCAATTGCAATTGCATCGAACTGACCCTCAACCATAATACACGCTTGCCAATCTTTCTGTTGTGCATCAATGTTAAACACGTACCCACGCTGTTGATCAGAGATATACTTAGGCTTGCGATCATCGATATATCTTGAGGTATTACCAACTAGTTGTCCATTATAGTAATAGGGTATGATAATTCTGTGTGCGTCACGTCCAGTTTCTTTTGGTGTCACATAATACGTATAGCTATCATATGACAAGCCACGTGTCTTAAGATATTCGATATAAAAACTGTGTTCTGCGTTGTTGATATCTAGCAACTCGCTTTCATCTGGCAGTTGCGTAGTCTTAAATTTGATTTCTAGTGTAGAATTCTGAACTCTGTTCAAGTACTTGGCAGCACCCTGTGTTTCTTCACGAATCTTAAGCGACTCCATGGTCATCTTATCCACAAGATGTTGATCTGCTCCTAGCCACAACAATAGATTCTTGTATCGTTGATTCAACATACGACCTGCTGTGTAGCTTGTCTTGAACTCACAGTTGAAACAATGCCAACTAATCTTATCGTTCTCGACAATGATGCCGCCACGACCACGTCGATCTTTGCTTTGATTGTTGAACTCGCAGCAAACGGCATTTCCTGAAAGCCAGCCGTTACCAGTTCGCTTGACCTTGCGACCATTTTGCCACAGATTCAAGGTGGTTTCGATAATAATGTTGCTCATAATTTACAAATAGAAAAAGACATAGCATATTATACTATGTCTTAGTGTTAAACGCAAGTTATCTGGACAAGCTATCTAGCCAGAATTCTTGTAATATCGCCCTGTAGTACAGGTAATTGATTGCCGGGTGGCCCAACGGGAACAACTGGGTAAGTACCCTCGTTGACGATTTTCAATCTAACGTATGGGTGATATCCCTCAAGATTGAAGCCCTCTGTGATTGTGTTATTGGCATATACCACTGGAGCTGCTAATGGGTAAAACAAACTAAAGTCTGCCAGTGTGCTACCCTGCCATTGAATGTTGCCAGTGAATTTCTCCATGAACACTTGCGTGGATAACACCGGAGCCTCAACTGTATTGATAGTTGAACTGTAGTATATCGATGGTTGACCCGAGTTAGGTGGTGCAACTTCAGGATTCACATTGCCCGATTGACCAAACGGTTGTACGTGACTTGGTATTGTGACTTCTTTAGATTGGACAAATGAAGGCAGTACCGAGTTTACAATTGTAATATCGCCACGTGCTCCACCCTGTGCGTCTACAAACACTGGATAGTCGAATGTATCAACTGGAATCTCTAGACTGTAGTAGCAGTACTGAGCATTGATGTTTTCAATGTCAGCTTTGCTCAAACGTAAGCACATGATCCCTGTGATAGGGAATATAGGATCCAGACTTTTCTGAATCAGTATCTCAGTGCCAGTAGGATTTAAAATTCTACAGGTTATGCTTTTGCCGTTAACATCGACCGGTTTTTGATTCTGGTTTACAAAGGCGAATTCAAGGATGTTATCCACACCTCTACTAATCGTTAAGTTCTTACTGTATACCACTTCATATCTCCTAGAATCTCCCGCTCCTAATGTTTGCAGTAAAACCACAAGCTGTCGCTGATTGTATAGATAAACTTGTGTTTGTGCTGTCACATTTAATTCCTTTTTAGTATTTATCGAGTTGTATAAATATACTCATACTATTTATGACATATGATCAATGATTTTTTTCAGAAGTTAAGCGAGACCCATCCATTCATTACAGTTTGCGTATATGCAAATCTGGAGTATGTTGGCATCGTACAGAATCGTGATGATATTGTCACGACATTCTATGACTACGGCAGCATAGTCAATCAAGAACTCAAAACAGTGTTTCTTGATCTTGGAGAAAACTGGTGGTGGGAAAGTAATCGATTGATACCCATCAATATATTCTTGAAAGACGATTGGACAATTTTTAGACCCTACTTAAAAACATTCAACAACAAGGGCTTAGAAATTCTACATGGTCCCGCTACAAGTATGAATGAACTAGCAAAGAAACGCATCAAGCGTAAATCAATCACTCTTGTTAAGCGTATGCTGTAGTGCAGTGCTGTCTTCAAGCAGCAAGTTCATATGTACCACAACAAGATGTGCATAAGCTATACCGTGTGACTTCTTGAAACTATAACCACCCTCATCAATTGTCCAGATAGTATCTGCGATTTCTTTCCAACTTTTCCCAATCAAATGTTTCTTTCCTGGTCTGATCAGCGATAAGAACATTGCCAATCTTGGTATGCTTGTAATAGGCTCCATCTTTGTCATGGTTTCATAATGATTGTCAATGTGAATCAGATTCTCAACATACGACTTGTCACTAAGTTTGCTCCAGTTTGGCTCACGCATAAGCGATACAAGATGCTGTTCATCACGCACGTGACGATACAGCCATACATTCAGCAAGTCAAGCTTGACATAGCCACGATCTTCTGCCACGTTATAATCAATAGCTGCAATGCTGTTGATCGGATCATGTGGGATATCCGTGACATATACTCCAGAGTTGTGTCTGCGTACAGTCTCGTTGCGTATGGCAGCAGGAGTTGTATCTAGATAGGGCAGCAGTATGCTACGATCACCTAGATCGATATCGATATCACTTACAAATCGTTTAGTCATTACAATCCTGATATTTGTTCTAGCACTGTGCTTACGCTTTTTGCTTCGTCTGTGTCACGCTTGAACTTAATGTTCCAACGCTCTGGGTCAATGTATTCAAAAATAACATTACGCTGATCGTCATTGAGTTTTGACAAAAACTCGGGACCCGACTTGCTTAAGTACAGTACCCATGGACTAATCTTGCCCGAACAAATGTACTGACAGACTTTGTTTGAGTTTACATATCTAAAAACATCACGCAATTCTACGTTTTCGTTTTCACTTAGAGTAAGCATATGATCAATGCTACGACGAACAGCATCCATGCCGTCTTCTTGACGTAGATAAAAGATCAAATACTTGGTGTATACTTTGTCGCTGTTCCAGTTGTCTAGTGCTACTTTTTCGTTGAGCAAGTATGCTGCATAACGATCTGGGTTTACCACTCCAACTTCTACGCAATAAATGCCGTACTTGATAAATCCACGATAGTATGCGTTGCCAATAAAGTCAGCATAGTCACGCTTTTTTCTTGATGGCTGTACCGTTTTATAGAAGTTCAACCATGCTGAGTATGCAATACGGTTTTGCGGTTTGTCCTTGTCCATCCAACGACGTTTTTGCTCACACATGTGATTCATAAAACTGGCTGGTTTGACGAATGATCGCTTGCAATGATCGCAGCGATATTCTTCTTTATCAGTTGCCTGATTCTCGTTCGTAGTCTTCAATGTCTTTCTCGCTTACAATTTTAGACAATTGCTCAATGTCTTCACGTTTCATATTGGGATACATTTTGGCCAAGGTATGTGCATGTCGTTGACTTTGCGTATAACTTGCTGCAATATCGTCTAGTACTTCTGGTTTGATTCCTGCGTATACTTTGCTGAAATAGTCTTTGACTTCTTTCTTTGTTGCTGGTTCTTTGAGTTGCGACACTTTGACATTTAGATGTGGAATCCAACTGTGAAACTGTTTTCCAATTCCTGGACTTGCCGCACACAACATCTTCCATTGTAACTCTGGATGACTCATAATATGCTCGTCAAACAAATGCTTGTTGGCATTTGCATCTACGCTCATAACATAATACGCACCGACTATGCCAGTCTTTTTGACTGAACTGATCCAATGCGTCATCATATAGGGTACAAACTTCTTACGCTGTTCGTCAGTTAAGTTTGCGAACCAGTCATAGTTCTTTGCGTCAATAGCATCAATAGCCTTGAACAAGTCAAAGTCTTGATTCTGAAACTTCTCGTCAGCGGGTGTTGCTGCTTTCTTGGTTGCCATTATAATACCTTTAGATAAAACATAACTGCGTCTTGTTCTGTGTCAAAAATAAGTTCTCTCTTCCACACATATGGATTGTATTTCTTTATCACTTGGCCGTATCGTGCGTTGTGTCGTCCTAAGAATCTGTTTTGAGCCTCCCACCAATAGTTCGCTGGACGTTTTAGAGTTAGCGTTGAATTATCGGTCGCCATTGCATGATCTATTTTGGCAGCTTGATCAACATCAATTACCATGACATAGGTGGGGTCTTGATAGTATAGTGACATTTAGAACGCCTGATTATAATCGATTATCTCACAGTTACGACTGACTTCTTTGACAAAGTAAATACAGCGTGGCTTGGGTGAGTCATCAATAGGTACGCATAAGAATTGACCGTTCTTCAATCTGGGCGCAAACCATGTAACATCATGATACACATCCAGAATCTCAATGTCAAGAAATGAAGGTCTAAAGCCGCTCAGCGGGTTAAACTCAAATGCGTTGAAGCCACGATCATTGATTGATGTAAGTGGTAACGTTTCAAGATCGCCCATTTCAGCTTCACCAATCAAGATTTGCCAATCCAATGGCATTTTGATCTGAGCATCACCAATACGCAATACTAATGCCGGACTGTTGAATGATTCCAAAAAGATAAGTGGAATGTAATGATAGTCCACCGACTGTGGATTTGAATTGTCTAAGATTGCGAATCTTAAATCATCAATCTCTTCTGGGAGATTTTCAAGATTGTACGCTGTATTGTCAAGAGTGAGTATTTTCATAGTGTTATTATATCACTTATAGTTATGTTTAGCAACAGTAAATGGATAGTTTGCTTCACGATAAAACGATTTTCTTACGGTCAAATGACGTTTGGCAAATCTACAACTTGATGTCAAGTCCCAAATCTGAACAAAGTCCTTGTCTTCGGCTTTCCTGATGCCACGACCAATCGACTGAATCACTCGGGTGAATCCTTTTCCTGGTTCAATCATGACCAAGTTGAAGATGCGTGGTATGTTCAAACCAACGGCAGCGATACCGTATGTAGCAATAATAACTTTATCGTCTGTGATAGCAACCTCTTTGTACTCTACGTCACGATCTTTGACCTTGTCTTTACCGCTTAAGAACACTGAGTTTGCAATACGTTGCTCTAACTCATGACCTGCTGCTACACGATCAACAAGAATAAGCGTGTTGCCTGTCTCAACTACTTTGTCAATGATTTTGCCCAGCTCGTCTAGACGTTTCTTGTCACCCAATAAGTGTTTGAGTTCGCTTTGATAGTTTTCTAGTTCTACTCCATCCTGTAGCTGTACAATGTTCACATGACAACGAGCCAGTACTTCTTTTTCCTGTAGCTCACTTGCAGTCAGATGATTGGTTACTGGGCCAAGATTGACCAACAGTGCCGAGAATGCAAACTTGTCTTTTGGAATGGTTCCAGTAAAACCCCAACGAATGGGAATACGTGACATAACGCCACCCAGCAATTCTTTGAGTGCTTCTGCCTTTGCACCGTGTACTTCGTCGACCAGCACCATAACCACGCCCTCAATAAAATCTTGAATGGTCACATCTGCGTCTCCGCTCTTGGTACTCTTAAGCAGATTGTTCAAGCTTTGCCATGTACATACTGTGTGCGTTTTGTTGTACTCTTTACGATCACCAAAGTACACGCCCACGTCCATGCCTACGTTTATATAGTCAGCTTCAGTGGCACCGACCAATGACTTGTTGGGCACGATCACGATTGATCTGCCATATTGTTCGATAGACTTTGATAAGACTGCTGATGTGATTGTCTTGCCTGCGCCTGTGGCTACTTCTTGTATGCTTTGTGGGTGTTGGAAAAAGTCGTTGGCGATCTTGATCTGATAGTCACGCAGTACAATAGGCTGACCCTCTCGCTCATGTCCCACTGGCCATACACGACCCTCGAAAAAGTTTTCGTCTACTTGGGTGAATTCAAATGATGTTTTATAGTCACGATTGTCAATCAGCTCAATATCATAATTGCGTTCATCTAAGTAGGGTAGAATCTCTGGCAGTAGGTTGATATAGGAATTGCCGTTAAGATTGAAGTACGGAACTTTTCCATTCCATCTTCCAAGCCTGACAGCCGGCATATATCTGGCACCCGGTTTTTCATACTCAAACATCTTGACCAGATTTCGTCTGTCTGATACATCCAGTCCATCGAACCTGACGTTTACTTCGTCATTGATTATTAGTTTACATTCTCTCATATTTTGTATTATACTTATATATGCTGAGAATGTCAATATATACGGACAACAAAAAACCCGCCTGAGCGGGTTTTTTGACACGACAACAAAAAACCCGCCTGAGCGGGTTTTTGGACACTTGTCAGATTATCGGCGGTGTTTGAAACAGGTGTTCTCTGTGAGAACCTTCCAGTTGTTGGGACTGATACGCACAAGGTCGGCGATCTTCAATGCCATACGCATAGAAACTTCGCTTAAATTCTCACGTTGTTCCCACATGAAATCCAAGATCATTTGATCTTCGCCACTTTCAAAATCGTAGTCCTTGAACAAACCACCTGTGTCTTCGGCATCACGATGCACTTGCTTGATACGCAACATACGATCACGTTCAGTGTTGATTGTCAGATCAAGATAATGACAACGTGATTGCAGTGCTTCAACGTGAGCGGCGATTTTGCCACGGGCACTTTGAAAATTCAAGTTGGTGATGAAAATCACTGAACCCTTGAAATCGAATGAGTTGGGAATACCTTCATCACGCAATTTGCGACTGTCAGTGTTCCAGAAAATCTTGCGGCGTTTGCCAGAATCCAGCGCAGCTTTGAGAATGTTGAGAGCATCTTCGTCATGGAAAATGTCGCAGTCATCGAAAACCAAAACGTTCTTGGCATCACTAAATTTGTACAGTGTTGAGTACAGACCCAATGCTGACATTGCACCCTTGACAATCTCATAGCGAATTTTCTTGCCGCCGAGACGATCAAACAGTGATGACTTTTCAAGCTGTGTTTCAACGCCGTGTGACTTGCCGACTCCGGGAGGGCCCGACACGATCAAGGCACGAATGTTTGAGGCAATGCAAGCTGATGACATTTCATCAAGAATTGCAAAGCGTGTTGCAATGCGGTTCATTGCATCTTCGTCAGATTCCACGACAACGGGTTCCTCTGACTTGACTTCGGGAATGAAATTTGTCACGCCTGTGACAGTACGACCAGTTTGCAGAATCTCGAAATTGTCCGAGTCAATGTAAACTTGCTTGCTTTTTGTGGGCAACGAGCCGTTGTTTTTGACTTGAATGCGCCCACCGCTTGACTCAATAGGGCGAGCCAAAGTGAAAACCATATTCTCGATTGAGAAATCTTTGTACGACCCACGAGCGACACGAATTGAAGTAGCCATGTATTTCCTTATTTGTTTATCGATTCAATACTACTATTATAGCAAATTACCGAATTACCGTCAAGCTTTTTTTGCGATTTTCACAAAGTTTAGCTTAGTGACTGAACCCTCGTAATGAGCTTTTACCTTAGCAGTAATGTCATAAGTTTGATTTAGTGCGAATGTCTGACCGTGACTTGTTGCGAAATTGACTGCTAAATTATCTTTAGTAATCGCACTCACGAAATAACAGCCGTAATTTTGAGAATAAGTATTCTTTAGTACTTCGATACTAAGCGATACTTTAGTGTTTACTGCGCCAACAAAACCAACAGCGCAGTCACGCAAACGTTCATCGACTGAACGGCGAGTCATGGCACGTGCATAGCCCACTGGCAAGTATGCAACCACGCCGATATCACGATCTCTGAGTGTCTCAGATGATGCCAAATCCAGTGCTTTTGCATCGAACTCGCTCAGTACTTTGCCGTTCAAAAGCTTGAATGTAAGTGCCTGAAAGTTCTGCATTACTAAGAGTGCTTTAGCACGATCTTCGTCAGTGATGCCCTCAGGTTTGCTTAGCAATTCCAGCATTAAGGATTTGTTAGTAGATTTCGCAATGCGGGCACGAACAGCTTCGATTGTCAAATCGGTTGTTGCTGAAATGTACTCGCCTTGATTGATACGATCAGCCGCACAGGCTGCCGCAAATACTAGCTCAGTTGAATAAGTCACTACGGGTTGTTTTGTACGTGCCATTTTAATCCTGTGTATAAGTGTGTGTTTTGAGATTGAATACTGCTTAAACGCCAGTATACCAAGATTTTCCCTGCCAGCCCTCAAGACGCCCTACGTACATAGCACGTAATGCGCGTTCGTCATCGAACATAGCCGATGCAGCATTACGAGCATTTGCCAAAGCTGCCTCTTTACGGCGTTGGGCAAGACGAGCTTGATACAGTGTTTCGACTGCCTGAGTCATTTTGCCTTGAAACTGAGCGGAGAGGGCTTGAGCGACTTTTTGATTCATCTTTAATTCCTTGTTTGTTTTTCGAGTGTATGTGTGTATTTTACACGAAAATGGAATAAAAGTCAAGAAAAAAGTGTTGTTTTTACGCAACACTTTACTAAGCAATATTTAGATGGAAAAGTCTTCCATTCCTGCTGTTTTGAGTCTTACCAAGTGACCCATCATGAAGTTTTTGCTTTCTAGTGCTTTCATGATACCCAGCCAGCGATTACGCAACAGTGCTACTTCGTTGATCAGCGTTTCCATGTCAATGACATCTGCTTCTCCATCAACATAACGCTCTGCGTCTCTACTTGTCAGCGCACGATTATAAGCTTCAAGATATTTCTTGAATGTTGCGCTGCGAATCTTCTTGAGTTGAATGTTCAAGAAGTTTAGTACACTTTCGATTTCCTGTAATTGGTTGAATCGCTGCTCGGTAATTCCTGGCAGTGCTGCTAGATTCTTCTCCATATTGCCCTTGATATGAGTGTCATATTTGGCCTCGTTCAACTCACTTTCGTAGTGTTGAATAAAGTCGGGCAATACGGATAAATCTTGAATTACTCGTGTGTACCATTTCATTTATCACCAATCTTCGTCTTCGTCGTTGTCATGATCGTCAAATGTATAGTCGATCTCGTCATCTTCATCTTCATCCTCGTCAGCTTCATCAAAATCAATGTGACGATTTACTGCCTCAATGATATCTGAATCACCACGAAATGCAGCTTTGATTTGCAAGGGTCCACAATCATGATCGATTAGAGTTGATACCACGCTTTCGGCAATACTGTCACGGTCAATACTTGAAATACTTTCTTTGACAATGTGCCATAACTCATAGGCTAACGCCAATCCTGAACTGTTTGAACTCATTCTTCTTCATCCTCCGTAATTTCTGTATTTATCCCAGCTTGTTTTTGGTCAAATTCAGACATCACAAGTTCAAAGATTCCGTTTGCGTTCTTAGCCCATTCTTTACGATAGTACTTGTGTACTTCACCGTTAAGATCAGTGTAAGCATAACGAATACCGTCCTTCTTAATCAGACCACGCTTTTCAAGCAGATCAAAGAAACCCGAATATGGATTCATACCAGTTGAGTATGGAATCTGTAGTTCGATATCTTCAAACGGCTTGGCATAACGTGTCTTCATAATCTTGCAACCGGCACGAATACCCAGTACTTCACTTACTTTGGTACCTTCATCGTCAAGTTTCAGCTTGAGTTTCTTCATAGCAACCACGATTGATGATGCGTATACGAAACCACTACCACCAGAAATCTTTGGATCCGGTGAGTATGGGTCTTGTGACTCATACGAGTGATTGGTCGCGATCAATCCAACATTGTTGCTTCCAAACATATTCACACAGTTGGTAACAAGAGTTTTCAATTGACGTGGTTTGTGACCAAAGTCACCTTTATTATCACCCTTATCAAATTGTTCAACTTGAATATCAGTCATTAGCATACCGAGTGAGTCAACGACAAACAAGACTTTCGGTCTATCTTCTATGGGAATTGCTTTGTAGTCCTTCATGAAGACGGAGATAGTTTTTGAAACATCGTTGATCATGCACATATTGAGTTTCAGCAGTTTGTCTTCGGATGTATCAACCCCAAGAGCATGTAGCCATGACTCGTCAAGTGCGTTCTCGCTATCGATAAGCACGACAAAGATTCCCTGTGCTTGGGCATTTCTGATCACGTTACCAGAACAGATATAGGACTTACCTGCACCCGATTCACCTGCAAATACGGTAACTTTTCCAAGAGGAATTCCCTTGTTGAAGTCGCCCGATATTAAATAATTCAGTGCGAAATTTCCGGTGGAAATCCAGTCAGTCGGATCACTGAACCCAATCGATAATCCCTCGATGCTCTTTGTAATGCTCTTTCTAAATCCGCTCAAATCAAATGGTTTCATTTTCATTTCCTTTATAGTAATATTCTTTATATTTTTCATCAGTCGATTGTAATCTCGTCCTCAGTGTCGGTTCACTAATGCTTTCGTTCTTAGTTGCTTCTCGAACAGTATCAAACCATCCGTTCGGTGTGTGGCATGGTCTGGCAACTGGGTTTTTGGATCCTGTCTGACTCGGACGATTTTTCTTCATCATTTCTATTGAATCGAGAGTATGATTTTTCCCGTACATACCGTTAGAATCTCCAAAAAGAGCCATCGTCTTTTTTGCCTCTTCTGTGTGAGTATTTCCATAATTAGTAATTCCGGGGCCGCTCATTCCTCGATTCTGTCCGCCCTGAAGTCCGTCTTCCGGAACTTCATTTGCCCAAGTTTTTTTTCCGTTTGGGTCTCTATGCTTTACAATATCATGAAAATCGCTGAAGAATAAAGCAAACTCGACTATATCATTTTTATCGGTAAATAGTTGAGACCAAATAGTATCGACGTGTCGTCCGTGTTTCTTAAGATGATTTTTCCAGTATCGCCCAGACCCCTGATATTTAAACGGGTCCTGAGCCGTAGTCTTACAAAAATACATAAGACCCGTGACTCGATGCCGTTTGATCATCAGATGAGTAGAAGCGAAACTCATTATAATCCTTTATTCATTAGTTGTTTATTGTACAGCGAGAACTCTTCCGAGTCAAGCAATTCTGGACAACTAGTAGCCATACGATCTAGTTCATATTCAGTTGGATAGTGTCTAAGTGCTGATCTTGCTCGTTCACGTACAATTCCCGGAACACGTGGTGTTCTGCCAGGATCGCATAATTCTTCTAGCAGCTTCTTGCCCTGTTTAATGGCACGATAGCGTTCTTCTGGTAGTGTCATGTTATTCTCCAGTTGTGAACCAGTACCCAGAATGAACTGGGTACTGGGCTGGACCTATTGATTAGGCAGGTTTGTTCTGACGGCTACGAATCATAGCTAAAATGTCATTAGCGTTTGATTTAGTGGCAGAAACTTCAACCTTCTCTTGTGCGGCAGGTGCTTCATCGTCCCATGAAACCCCTACTGCTGCAACTGGCGATTTGTATTCTGCCACTGGAGCTGGTGCTGATGCACGTGGTGCTGGAGCTTTGGTTTCAAATGGCTCGTCATCGTCTTCACGCTGAGCGGTTGTTGCAACTTCTAAGCCCCAAGGCTTGTAGTATGCTGCCCATTTTTCTGCATCGTATGGACGACCATCAACTGATGCTTCAAACATTTCTTTGATGATGCGTTGCTCTGCCTCACTTGGCTTCTTAGGCAAGAAGTCTTTGAGATTGAACAAACCATACTGTTCGATTGCTGCCAATTCTGCTTCTGTTAGTGCAGTTTCTTTACGAGCAAACTGACTGGTTGTGTAGTCTGAGTAGTCACCCTTGACTGTCTTGGAGATGTTGAAATTCAAACCACGCTCGTAGTTGGTTGGTGTTTCTTCGATCTCTGGGTTAGTCAATGATGCTTTGATCACGGTGAATACTTGTGGTGTGATCACGAATCTGCGAATTGGATTCTCTGGAGGTGTATCCTCTGTTTTTGGATTGCCTGTGTTCAAGAGTGGGTTTTGTTTGACGAAACCTTGAAACAAGTATGTACGCTTCTTCCAGTACTTGTTCGCTGTTTCGGTCAAGCTTTCATCCTTGTACCATGTGCGAACTTCTTGAATGATAGGGCAGTTCTCTCCATACATTTCCATGCATGGCACTTTGACCGTGTATTGCTTGTCATCGTTAGTTCCCTTGACACCGTTGAATGTCAAGTTGATAACTGCCTTTTCAACCCAGAATAAAACGTTGTTTGGATCAGCGTCTGGTAGAAAACGTACTTGGGCTGTTTCGCCTGCTTTGATGTTCCAGAATGGAAACAGGGCTTGATCGTTTGGTGTACGGGCTTTTGTGTTTTGACCACCCGTGGTTTGTGCGGCCAATTTGGCGCGAATGTCTGCTAAACTCATTTGTCTTTCCTTTATGTAAAATGTAGAGTAATTTACTTCATGTATCAACTAGTGTAATAGGAGGAATTCCTATGCAACATGTAGATATTATACAGTACTAATATCTGCATGTCAATAGTATTTATCATTTATTGGAAAGATTGAGGATTTTGTTGACCGAATTAGAATCAACGAGAGTTATAGGCTTGTTCTTTCTGCAACGCTTTATCTAGTGTGCGTAATGCTCCAATTGCCTGACTGGTAAATGGCTCCCAGTTTTTGTTTGGATCATTTGCATACTTATTGAGAAGTTGCTGTGATCTGGAATAGTTTTCCCCAAAGTATTTGTTTATTGCATCTGTTTTTAAGTTGGGATTTACTTGACGTTCTTGATCAAATGCTCGTAGCATCTTATTGTAAAGATCGCTGTCAGCTTTGCTTAATTTTCCAGCTTTATAAAATGGGGTCAGCGTTCCAATAGTACCATAAGTTGTATTGGGATTGCTCAATGTGTTGTTCCATTTAGCGGGTGCTTGCTGTGTCTGTGCAGTTGGTTGTTGATTCTGAGCATGAGCAGTATGTCCTCCACCAAGCATTGCCGCACCTGCTAGTGCTGCTGCACCTAGTTTACTTTTCCATCCTTCTTCGAGGTCTGTTGACTCTGTTATGATTTCATTTATTCTCATACTATTTCCTATTAGCTAAAAACTGGGCGCACTACGAACTCGTCATCATACCCAGTTCGTTCTGCCCATCGTTGAGCACCGAATCTGGCTACATTCACGCTGTTGCCAATACCAGTAAGAGTGTGTAGCACTTCTCCAGTATTACGATTGCGAATTTCCCAACGACCTGTGAAATTTTCTCCAGCTTGGGCCGAGTCTGTTGCTCTTGAATCTTGTGCGCTGGCTGGTGCGCCGCCCCATTCTCCTTGCGTGACTGGGGTTTCTGCTCTTGATGAGGCGTCGTCTAATTCTCGTTGAGCGTGATTACGCTCATGAGGGTTTAATAACTCAACTGGAACATCTCCAACGTGACTTAATCGCACTTGATTTTGTAGATTATTATTTCGTGACCATTGCAGTGCTATCTGAGCAGCATCGTTGATTGCTGGTGCGCGAAATCTGAACAAGATTGGTCCGATCGGGCGACCATCTTCATCTTTTCTACGAATGACAAAGTTTCCGTTTGGATCAGCCTCAGTCGCGGGAGGAGCAACCGGTAATGCCAACGGTTCGGCTGTAACATCGTCTTCAAACGGAAAGGTATCAGGTGAACGACGACGAGCCCAAGCAATAGCCTCTTCTGGTGATGCAAATGCCTCAGTGGTTGTTGCAGTACTACTAGTTCGTGTATTGCGTACACGATAACGTGATTTTGTACCTGGAAGTCCTTCTTGAGCAGGTCTGACTCCTAGTTGACGAGCCTCGGCTGGGCGTTCATCGGGCGATAAATCATTGTACCACTCTAGTGCAGCACCAATCCCACTTTGAATTGTATTTTCTGGGTTATTGAATCGATACACTGCTTTGCCAGTTTCTTTGTTGTACACTTCCCATTGCGTACCTTTAGCAGTCTTGTTCTCTTTGGCTCGTTTTGAAGCCTTGTACCGATATACTTCATCTTCGGTTGCACGACGAACTGGATCAGCAGAAAGAGTATGAAGTTCATATCTTGCAAATTGTTTATCGCCATCTTGAGCAGCTTCAATAGCCTCTTCTTCGTTCATTGCCAGTACATCTAAGCTAATATAAGGGTTGCGCTTGCTCGTTACTTTCCAAGACATCAACTGATCGCCCTTTTTAGCCACACGATTGGTTTGTGACTTTTCTAATTTCTTTTTCAACCAAGCGTACCATTGAGCAATTTCAGTATCGTCTAAGAATCCCGCAGAAAATCTTGATATTTCTTTTGCAGCACGAAAATCTTTTTCAGTAGGCTCTAATAGTTTGTACAGCTTCTTTTCGTATTCTTTACGATACATATTAGGATGCGAGGCAATGTACATTGACTGTGCATAACGACTCAATGTATCTTGTAGTTTAGATATGTTCTCTGAGTAGTCTTCGTTACCTGCACTGCGAAACTCAATGTATTTTTCTTTTGGATTGATACTTACGAATTTTCCAAAACCAGTAGATTGCATCAACAGTGAGCTTGCAGTTTTGTTCAGACCTTCTTTCAAGTATTCTAATACTTTCTTTGGATCAACATCGCCCTGAGATAAGCGGTTTTCAATGATGCCCAGTGCTGACTTACAATATGTATTGCCCAAACGACCAAACTCTTCAAGTACGTGCTTATCGCCCAAGAATAGTGCCAGCTTTGTAAAATCGATTTTTGATGTATCTTGCTCAGGCATACTAACGCCCATGTGAAAGCCAGTACTATCATTGGTGTATCCGTCTTCAGTTTTGAGCCATGTAAAAAACTTGTCAAGCATCTCTAGACATTCTTTCAACGGCATAGGCGGAGATACAATCTCACATGCCAAATCATTATAATCATCTGGCTCAATTGACCCATCACTTTCAAAATACCAAGTGTCGTGTTCTTTATCTTTGCCAGCCCAGTTAGTCACTTTGATCTTTTGACCCGCTGGCAATATTTTTTGAAAACTAGCTGCCATGCGTTCGGCCGCTTCTACTGTGAATGTACCCTCGTTGTCTTCATTACCTTGTGTCCAGTAGGGCCACTCAATGGCGTATCTATTCACGATATCGGTCATGTGACGTAGACCTACGCTGTTCATCCACTCTTCAGTATCACCGTCACTAGACTCTTCAAATGCTTCACGAGCATTTTCTTGTGCTTCATAGTACAGTTTGTCTTGTTTCTCGATAGTTTCTTCGACTTGTTTATCAAGCATATCGCCAGCAAGTGTTTGACCATCTACCCAGATACCAAATGCTTCTGCGTATTTCTTGCGAGCCGCGTCCAGTGCATCATCATCGTATTTTGCTCGTGCAGCGTATATAGCTTTCTTTGCTGCAAATGCTGCGGCAATATCTTCTTCCGAGTATCCCTCATTCTCAAGAGCTTCAGTGATGGCGTCGTCCCAATCCCATTCGTCACTTTCCTCAATATAATCTTTGACAATGCGATTTGCATTTGCAAAAAAGTATTCTGATGATGCTTCTCCTAGCCACTCATAGTAATCGTTTTGAAGTTCTTCTTCTAGACGACGAAGATCATTATCACTGTTATATTCTCCATTACCCTCAAAGAAGTTTATAACGCTGCTAATTCCGCGTGTACGTTGATCTAGATCATAATCAGGTTCAGATTCTTCAGAATAGTTGGAGCCGTTTGCTCCACGAAATATAACTTCAGCTTCAAAGCCGGCCATGATGCCCTCTGCCTCTTTGCTGTTGGCAAACTGTTTCAAGTTTGACGGAGCCATACGTACTTCATCAAGTTGTATCTGATAATATCTCATGCTTATATTTATTCTTCTTCTGACTTACGACGCTGCGTGAACTTCTTTGTCAGTGCAGAGTTGATGCTTGCAATTTTCTTTTGACGCTTGGTAGGTTGTGGTTGCAAATCAAGTGGAGTTCCTGGGATCGCTGATGAACTTCCGCCACCAAAACCAAAGAAATTTGGATTGTCACCCTCGTTCAGTGTGCCCAAACCTTGATCGAATATAGGTTTGATTGCTGCGTAATTTTTACCGTACAAGTCTTGAAGAATTTTGATTCTTGTCTTTTCATCTGCGCTTGCATACGCTGATCTGATACTGCTGGCATCACGCATACTCTGGCCTGCGATAGGGAAGTCTACTGTGTCAGTAGTATCAATGTACGCATGTTGACTCATAGGCTGTGTTGCATTCTTGTCAGCAGGTTGAAAGTACGATGCTGAACCGTCTTTCTTGGGCTTGAATGCAAAGCGTGGGTCAGTGGCCATGTCTTTTTGACTGACGCCAAACACCATTCGTGTTGCATCTGGATCCAATTTTAATTTTGAAATATATTCATCGTTCTTGTAGGGATTTACAACGCTTAGAATGTTCTTTGCTGGTATGCCTACTGCACGTGCCATTTTTGCACGTTCTTGTGCTGTGAATGGACTCTTAGGCTGTTCTTGTTTTGCGCTCAATGATAGAAACGTATTCTCTGGCCCGTACTTTTGAGCTAGTTGTTTGAAACTGGCGGCATGACCCTTGTGAAAAGGGTGAAATCGTCCTGGATATATTGCAATTGTGCGTGTGGGTTTTTTGCCACTTGCTTCATTGACTGGACGATTGCTAACAGCGGCCAAGTTTTGACGACTGAAGCCCATTCTGTCAACGAACTTGAATCCATTTGCAACAAAGCCCTCTTGAGTTTGTGTTCCGTCTTGCAAGTATCCTTTGACAGGACTGCTCTTGCTTGCTTGATCTAGCTTGTTGACAACTGTGTTTTTCAAATTGTATACGTCTGCCCAAATATTGAACGCATCTACAATTGCTTTTTTGTTTTCATTCAAGTGTTGCAGCAATTTTTGTTTTGCAGCTTCACTTATTTTGCTCTTAGCAATACGATCTTGTGCAAACTTCATGAACCCTGATGCCAGTGTTCTGCGACTTAGATCACCGCTAACAACACGTTGATTGATATATACTGTGAACAAGTTAGAGTTGTAAAAAGCTTTTGTTCCTTGTGGAGCAGTCATCAATTGAGTGATGCCGGGACCTGCTGCGCTTATTTCTGACAAACACTTATTGACAAGTGCTGTGTCTACGGGAATCTTGACTGCGTTTGGCATTGCGCTTGGTACAATTGCAACGTTGGATGTGTTTTTCAAATTGCCGATTGTACCGTTGAGACTTACTGCATCATCTGTGCTTGCTGCATCTGCTGGGATAAATTGATGAACTGCAACGCCTGCAATCTTGTTTGTGATCAATTTGCCCACTGTGCTGTTGACATCAACTGTATATGTAATGCCGTTTGGGTTTGCCTTGAATGTGTACAGACCGTTTTGTGCTTCTAGTGGCTTAGAGAAAAGAAAATCTCCCCAGTAATAGCCCAGTGATTGATCTTCTTGTGCCAATCCTTTCCAAATGTTTTGAATGATTGTGTACAAGTCACCACGATCTGCGCCACGTGCATGATCGTATGCCATAAATTGTTGCGGAGAGTATACCTTACGTGCTTCACCGCCTGCTTTGTTGAACATATGCTTGTCCAATATTGCAAACTTGCCATCGGGTCCACGACCAAAGATCAGAGCAGGATATCCGTCCCACTTGATGGTTACAGTTGATGGAGTCTTTGCTGTTTTGACAATAGACTTGACTGCGGTTTGAGCATACTGTGGGCCGCCAAGAAAGATTGCATCTTCTGGATGATCTAAGTGACCCTTGCCCTCTGTGAGAACAGTTTTGCTTTCACTGTATTTTCCAATGACACCATCGGCCCAACTTTCAAATAGTTTCAGCTCTTTCATGATTACAAACCACTTAGACGCTTGATTCGTTCTAGCGATTCATTGACCTGTGCTGGATACTTAAGAGCACGAATGTTAGGATCACGGAATAAGTGCTCTTCTTTTACTGGAGGCATTGGTGGTAGATCAGGCAACTCTGGCAATTGACCATTCTGTGCTGGTGCTGCGCCTGGTTCTTCTGGCATTGGTGGCAAATCTGGCAACTCATCTTGATCATCGCTGCTGACTTCAGGTTCGTCACTGCTGACTTCTGGTTCAGGTTCGCTTTCGTCATGATCAACTTTCCCATCACTGCGTGGCTCGATCTGATCAAGAATCTCATCATATGATTCGCCGTTTTGCTCTGACATCCATCCAGTGATAATAGGCTTTGCGTCACGATTTGGATCACGCTTTGCTGCTGTGCGTAAACGATCATTGAGTTCTTCGTCTTCAAGCACGCCCATCAATTCACCGATTGCGCTGCCGCCATCAGGACCCAATGGCATGAAATCTGAGTCAGGTCCCAACAAATCAATCAGAGTGTCTTGTTGATCAGGTTGACTTGGGATCAATGCTTCGTCGATAATGTTGTTTGCCCATGCTTCAAACATGTCAATGTCACTGTTCTCAGTGATTGCAATGTTGAGTCTGCTCAGTACTGGGATTGCTGTTTCGATTCTAGTGTCTAGTGTACTATGTTTGAACAGTTCTGTCAAGCTTGCTGTGTCCTGATCTTCCATGAGTGTTGGAGTCCATGACTCAAAGTACGTGTTGTATCCACGCCCACTTGCAAGACGCTTCATTGTCTCACGCAAGTTCTTATAGTGTGTAGTTGCTTCTGTGACAATGCGCTGTACTGACTCGTTGAACTGTGATGTGCGTGTTGCACGAACAAATCCACCCAGCTTCTTGATGTCTTCTGTGATTTCCGCAATGTGCTTCCAGCGTTCATCGTTGTATTGACCACCCTCTGCAAGATGTCTTGCAAATGCACGACCTACTGATGGCTTTGTTGATGGTACCAGTACACGTTCGCCCATTTCATTTTCAAGAAAGATGCGCTGAACATAGCGATATCGTGCATCACCCTCTTCAAGCTGCTTGTTGTGCTTGAGAATCATCTTGATCGATGGTGGGCCGTTGTCGCTGTATGATGTGTGCTTGTTGCCGTAGTATCCCTCGTCTATCTTTTTTGTGTGATCACGAAATTTCATATCTTTTTCCAAACGATCCATGTCTTTGAGCTTGAACCCTAGTTGATGACGCATTGCAAACTTCTTGATTTGCTTGACAAACTGCACCCAACTGTTTTGTTCTCCGCTGCTAGTGTTAGAAACACCCTTACCAAAGTATACGATCAAGTCTTTTAGACCGTCAATGGTAAGAGTGACAGTACCGTAATCATGATCGCCAATTTGAAATTCAAACTCAAACACATCAGCTTCTTCGGGCACAGGAACGGCTTTACCGCTACTGGCCTTCATGCTAATGTTGAATCCGCGACTGTCTAGTAGGTTATACAGATCAGCGTTGATTGATTTAGGACTTTTTGGCATAGTGAATTCTCTAGGTTATCTATTATTTATCAAAACTACGCACAGAGGGTATTATCCTATCATGGCAAAGAACGGCATTGGCTCAATTCTTTCAACGTGATCACGTATATGCTTATTGATGTCAACGTGATATGTTTGTAGATTCTGAAACATTCTGATTGCCAGCAATGTACTCATGACCAAGTCATCTGTTTCTCCGATCTTGGCAGCATAGCTACCACGTGCAGCAACAAACGTCTTGAGTTCTGAGATCAGCAGTTGTGATTGAATACGCAGCTTGTCATTCTCAAGCAAGTTCTTGAGTTTTGAACAAGCATCTAGCTTGCTGCGCTGTGATGTTTCAAAACCACGACGATATCTGCGAGTTTGTCCAAGTCGCTTGGGCTCACTCAGCATACTACCCTTGATGTTCTCTTCACCGTACTCTGATAATGAGATCAATGCGCCCTCGCCTATAGAGTTGTTCTCAAGTGAGTAGTATATAGGTGCTTTGCCACCAGTGTCTTCGTGTATTCGTCCACAAATGTCAGCCAGTAGAATGATTTGCTCAGGGATAGGAGTCTTATTGTGTCTCCACTCTGCAACTTGATCTCCTGTATCTGCTTCAAACACTTGAATAGCAGCAGGGTCACCGCCTGTACCCATTGATGGGTCTAGTGCAACGGTATAGATATGCTCTTTTGAGGGTTTCTTGAACCAGCGTACTTGACCTGTCTTGTACTGTGGGTCTACTGCATTCAGTCTGCTCAATACAAGACTGTCGATAAGAGTTTCTTCATCGATAATAAACTCAAGACCATGTTCACGACGAAAACGTTCTTCACCGATCTTACCGATCTCTTCTGTCTTCCATTTTTCGTCACGATCTGGGTGTTCCCACCACTCCGCCCTAAAGGGCGAAAAGCCATTGACGCCAACTGGTGTGGGATTTCCATACTCATCGACTTTCTTGTTGGCTTGTTTCCAAATTGTTGCAAACTGATCTTCATCACTATTAGGGGTTGATGTGATAATACATTTACCACCAGTAGATAGTGTAGGTGATATTGAAGTCCAGAATTCTTTTGCTATTGATGGTCGCACGAATGCGAACTCGTCAAGATACAGTAGGGATAGTGACATACCACGACCGGTCTTTTCAGTGGTTGCTCGTGCTACAATGCGTGATTTGTTTTCAAAGTCAATGTTGCCCTTGTTGTATGTTTCAACTCCAGCTTTCAACCAGAATGGACACATTTCGTATGCGTAACGAATACGATCCATGATTTCTTGTGCGCCCGAGTATTGATGAGCTGCGATCAGTACTGTCTTATCAGGGTGAAACATAGCGTACCATAAGAGGTAGCCTGCAGCGGAGGTTGTTTTACCTGTCTGGCGTGGCATCATTGATACCGAGAATCTGTTTGCGTGATAGTTGTCAATCAGTTTGATCTGAAAGTCATAGGGATTATATAACAACTGCCCCATTACTGGGTGTTGTATGTAAAAATAGTTTCGCATAAAGTACTCATACCCTGTATCAGGATGGCAGCACTTTACATACTCTTGTACTTGTTGTGAGGACAGACTGATCTGAACTCCCTTTGGTCTGACGAATTTATTGTCATCTGCCATGTTATTCTCCGAATGGATCTTCGCCGGTCAGTTCTGGTCGTGCGTACATGACCCGAAACCAGCGTGGTGAGCCGTGTTTAATATTGTGTTCACGTATGAACTCTAAACGCTTGCTCTTATCAATGAACTTGTCTTCAATTGATTGCTCTGTGAGTGAATTGCTCACTCCGATTGTTTTTAAATTTGATTTAAGTGCTGCTAGTTCGTCATCATATGATGAGTTAGCAGTATTTTCATTTATGTCAGCAACTCGATCTTGAAGTCGTTGCTGATTCTCTTGCTTGAGTTTTATAATATCATCAAGCGTTCTGTAAAATTGTGTGGCCATAGTAAAGTATTTAGCCAATTACGCAAAAACCCTAGGTATTATGCTAGGGTTTGTTATTTATAACGGTATAAAGTGCTTATTTGATATCAAGTGGGCGTTTCTTAGTTGCTACGATACAGTAAAACCGTTCACGTGCAACATTAGGTGTGCCATCTTCCTTTTGTCCAATTGTTAGATCAAATTCAATTGTCTTGAAGTCATCGATGTCAAAGCCTGTGCGATTCAACAGTGCTGCTAACTGATTAGCTCCAAGAATTGAATAGTGATTCAAGTTCCATTCGTGTCTACGATCACAGTCAGGAGCTGGTACTTCGATATAAATCTTTGAATCTTGCTTGAGTACACGATTGTATTCCATCAATGAAATGATAGGATAGGGTGAGTGTTCAAGAGCATGACGCAAGAAGATAAAGTCTACTGACTCGTCATCGTAACCCTGTGATTGTGGCAAAAATGTCAAATCAAGAGCTTGAACTGTGTGACCTTTTTCTTGACACATCTTGATATCGCCAGGTGATAGTGTGATGCCAATCAAATTGGTGTACTCACGAGCTTTCATTTCATCAAGAAAGTATCCAGGGCCACATCCTAAGTCAATGATCTTGGCATCTTTCTTAAGATTGATTGGGTCGATGTATTGCTTGACGATTTGACTGGTTAAGTCTTTATGAAAGCCGCTGTCGCCCTCATCATAAATGTGATTTTGATAAAGCCAGTCTACGTAAAAGCGTAACTTAACGGTATCTACTGTTTGTGCTGCGTCGATCATAAAAATATTCCTTGATGGTTAGTGAATTTATTTATATTCACTACCTATAGTGGAAAAATTTATATCTTGCCTGATGGTTTTAGTGTGGGTGGTACACCACTTCGAGCTATCTTTGAACCCAGTTTTTTGGCATTTTGCTGTATACTATCTGGGTGTACGTCAACTGTCAGAGCTGTCTTGAAGCGTGGATCATTCTTTTCTTTCTCGGATGGGATGTAACCACTGGCTTCATAGAGTTGCTCGTCAAGACTCAACTGCTTGCTCTTGAGTACATCCATGTGACTGTACAGTTTGTCTACCAGTCCCTGTGAGCGCAGTGCTTTATACGCAAGATTCTCGGGTCCAAACTCACCGTGTTCATCAAGACCTGCTTGACGATATCGCTTGAGTGTTGATAGTACATCGCTCAATGCGTCAATGTCAGACGAGCGTAGTGCCAGTTGTCCCAATTGGACCAACTTCTTAAACTTGTTTTCGACTGATGAGTGATCTAAGTTTGCACGTTTCTTTGATGGGAACTTGATCCACTTGTTGTGTTCAACACTGTACTCGCCAAGACTGCGAACAGGTTTTGAACTGTCTTGAACATACAGTTCAACATCGTAACCTCTAACTTTGATATTGTGATCAGCGTTGAACAGATTCTTTTTTGCCGTAAACAACTCACGATATATGGCATCATTGTTGAACTTGGACATGTCTGCAATGATATGTAGATCAATGTCGCTGTGCGGTGTGTATGAGTATGCTGCGTTGCTACCTGAGATAGTAATATCTCGAACATCTAGATTTGAAACACCAAGATAGTCGATAAACTCTTCTGCAATCTCCAGCAGTTTTGCACGAACATCACTACGCATGTGTTCGTCATTGAATAGTGCAGGGTTCAGCGTGTCGTGTAATACAACAGCGTCACTCATTTTGAAGGAATCTAATTCTTTTAAGTTCATACTTGTATTTAGTCTCGGACGATCCGCCAGCCTTTGTGCGACGGATACGAACCTCTTGCCAATCTATCCACTGAGGCTTTTGACAATATACCCAGCGATTTGAACTCTTGTCTAGTCATATAGTGCGTCACGTCACTCTCATCATTTCTCCACGTAAATATAGTGGGGTCGTATGTTGGATTATTTGCTCCGCGCTTATCTATCTTTGACCCTGGGTGATCTTTACCTGTCACGCCAAAGAATGGGTTTTTTGATCCCTTCTTCGCTTCTGCTTTGAGTTTTTTTGTTTCTTCAGAATCGATTCGTCCATAAGCTGGATGATCTGGTCCTTTCTTTCCGCGATTCGGATTCCATTCTCCGCTGAATGATCCGCCACCTGTTTCTGGTATAGAGTTTGCCCATTCGTCACTTTCAACAACATTCCACAATGAGCTAAGTTTTCGTCCGATACGATTACGTTCATTCTTATCGATAGTTTCAAGAACTATCTCTGTATCAATATCATATCCATATTCTTGAAGATGTTTTTTCCAATATGGACCAGACCCTCGATATTTGAAAGGATCCTGTATCGTTTGTCCGAAATATTTTAATCCGGTGACTCGATGCGTCTTGATGTATAGATAGTAAATAGTCATTGAGTGATTATAGCACGATGCTCAGTGCGTGTCAAACAAAATGGAGGCCGAAGCCTCCATTTTTATTTCGCTGATGTATCGATCTTTTGAACTTTGCCTTGTTGTATCTGCTGTTCCAAATACATCGGGCCAATTGTGCTCAACAGATGGTCTTGATTCTCAATACAGAAGTTATACGATCCCTGATGACGCAACAGAATACGCTTGTCCATCCAGATACGACCGCCCAGATCACGCCAGTTTTCACATGCGGTCCAATCCTCACTGTAGTAGCGACCTTGACGAACCGCTGTGTCCCAGTATGTACGCAAGTATTGATCGTAAACTGGATCAAGACCGATGTCGTTCTTGTACGCTTTAACGGCTGGGTGTGTGGCCATCTTGGCAAATACATCACGCTTGGTCAATAAGAAACCAGTACCGGCTTTTGAAACTTCTTGTAGACCGTTTGGACCCTCTTCTGCGCCCTCAAAACCGTTGACAACCCACTTGATTGGCATGGTCTTCATTGGATACAGACCACCGATCATGTCTTTGTCATGATTCAACAAGGCCAACAGATGCCACGCTTCCCAACCAATGTCAGCGTCAATAAACATTAAGTGTGTTGATTCTTTCTGATGCAAGAACTTTGCTGTTAGTGTATTACGAGCACGTGAGATCAATGATTCATTGACCATTGTTTCCAATGTCCAGTCAATACCAAGTTGACGTGCAGTGTTACCAAACTTGATGAAAGACATGAACGTTGATTCTGTTAGCATACCACCGTAGCATGGCATACCAATGTGAACTCGTGTGGTCTTCAAGAACTCTACGTTAACTTGAATTTGTTGTTGTCCAGGCTGTAGTGCTGCTTCTGCTGGAGCTGCTGCGGGTGGTTGTTCACCGGTACCGCCGATACTTGCTGCTTGTGGGGCCTTGTCTGCAATTTCTTGAACTGCATCCACCGGAATTAGTTTTTCTTTTGATTTCTTAGTTGACATTTTTCATCCTATGTTGTAAATGATACTACTATTTACAGCACAGATGAGTGATCGAAAAATTTTTATTTTTCTTCTAAGTAATCGGTATCAATGGGTTGTGATTCGATTAACTGTTGAGCTTTGATTTTACGATAGCTTTCACGAATAAGCGACAACAAGCGAACTTTTTGCTCAGGCGTAGCAGTACGCATCAAGGTTCTGCTTTCACGAATAAGTCTGCGAAGTTGTTGCTTGTTCATTAGTAACTCGCTGCTACTAGAGATATTGCGCCCTGAGTCCAGTCACGCACTACTGCTCTGAGCCACACGTAGTTGCCCTTGAGATTATAGTAGCCCTGCTGAACGTTGTTGTTGGGATTGGGAGTAGTATCTAGTTGATACACACCAAACCAATCATTGTCTGTTGTTGGACTTGTGGCAATGCTAGCCTGAATGAAAATGTTTCCAACGAATACTGGATTACTCATTTGATTCTGTGGCTGCGGGACTTGACCTAGATTCCAACTGATAGTTTGCAAATCACGATTGGCAAGATAGTAAGCAGCCGCTTGTTGTTTTTCTCCAACGTAAGCAGCCGTAGTTCCTGGTGGCCCAGGATATGCGGTTTGAGGGATAAGAACAACTGTGGTGCCCTGTGCCATTATGCTTTCTCGACTTCAACAATGACTGTATCACCTACTAACTCTTGAACAACTTGCTCAAGTGCTGTAACAATGTCAACTGATGCTAATACACCTGCTTCTGCGTCGTTTTTAACCAGCTTGCTTAGTTTGATAATGATAACTTCTTCGTGGATTTGTGCCATGATAAATGCTCCGTCAAGTATTTATCTTTTGTTGTATCTCAAAGACTTTTCCTATCAAGTCGGGATATTTCAAGTACAGCATTGTAATAAGTGATTCGTCATCAAAATCAAAGAAATTACTTGGATATGCCCAAATTGTTCCTGAACGAAATCCAAACCAGTTTGCAGAACCGAACGCGGTATCAGGCGCCAGATGAAACCAGTTCATCATTGCTTCTGCAAAATGAACGTTCTTATTGCTAAGATAAGAAAGAAGTTCTTTACGCTCATCATTAGTGTATCTGCGACTTTTCATATAGATTCTATACTTGTGCTTGGGATTTACTCGATAAAGCACACCCTTGTCGTAATTTGGCATTGGCTCACAGTACCAATACTTTGTGTGCTGACGTGTTTTCTCAACATCAGTGAACCTATCTAACAAGTCATTGATGATATCAAACTCATTAAAGTATACATTTAAACTTCCATGAGAGATACGCACCATAAATTTTTCTGGGTCATTGATGCCGCGCCAATCAACGAATTTTTGAATTGTTTTGCCATGAATAAATCTAGAGGGCGTAATGAATTCACACACCTCTATAAATTGTTCGTATGTTTTTGCACGTCTAAAATACTCTATGCCATCAATATCCATACTGACTCTATACTTGAACGTATCGTGGTATAAAGTCAGTCTGGAATTATCACGTGTGAAATCACTTTGAGTTATCAAACAAATCACCCTGAACATAAATGACACCATCGGTACCGACAGTTGCAGTATGATCGTGCGGCTTTGCGGTGATTTCAAAGTCAATACCCTCGTTTGGCACAAGCACAGCAGTGATATCACTGTTCTTGACACGATCAAACAAGATTTTCTTGCTCAAGGGTACACGAACCAGTTCATCAATCTTACGAGCAAGAGGACGTGCGCCCATCTTGGAGTCGTATCCCTGACGCACGAGATAGTCAACCACAGGCTCAGTCAGTGTCAGTGTGATGTTGTGTTGATCTTGAAGCTGTGTACGCAGTTCGTTTGCAAACTTGACCACAACTTTCTTGATCGACAAGTCATCAAGCTTGGTGAACTTGACAATAGCATCAATACGATTACGCAGCTCAGGTTTGAAGAACTCTTTAAGAGCTTTCTCGTCTTCGCCTGTTTTGCCCTGTTCGCCGAAACCAATGTTGTTGCGCTCACTATCAGCAGAACCTAAGTTTGAAGTCATGATCACGATTGTGTTCTTGGCATTGACTGTCTTACCGTTTGTGCCTGTGATACGACCCTCATCCAGCAATTGCAAGAACAAGTTGTACACATCAGGGTGAGCTTTTTCGACTTCATCAAACAGTAGAATAGAGTATGGGTTCTTTGACAAATCGTTGATGATCTTACCACCGCCCAAGTTTGAGTCCGAGAATCCAACATATCCTGGTGGAGCACCGATCAAGGCTGCCACTGAATGTTTCTCTTGATACTCACTCATGTCATACTTGAGCAAGGGCATTTGAAGATGTGAACTCAGCAATCTTGCAAACTCAGTCTTACCAGTGCCGGTTGGGCCCAAGAACAAGAATGATGCCATTGGCTTTTTCTCGTTGGCAATACCAGCATACGACACATAGATTCTGTCAAGCACATCTTTGACTGCCGAATCTTGACCGTACAGTTTGTCGTGAATCGTGCTTTCAAGCGTCATCATCTTGTCTGACACATCAGTTGACATTTTGTCCTCTGGGATATCACACATCTTTGTCACTTGCTCTTTGATTTCAACGTCAGTAATCTTGGTGCCCTGTGAGTTTGCCACACGTTCTTTTGCACACGCAGCGTCAATCAAGTCAATTGACTTGTCAGGGTTCTTGCGATCATGAATGTATCTGTTGCTCAGTTCAACTGCCGCTTTGACGGCACTGGGCTGAATGACAACATTGTGAAACTCGTTCAAGCGTTCTGAAAGACCAGTGAGAATCTTTTCTGTGGTTTCCATATCAGGTTCATCGACGCCCACACGATAGAAACGACGCATCAATGCACGATCTTTCTCAAACGACTCGTAGAATTCTTCCCAAGTTGTTGATGCAATGATCTTGAGTGTGCCCTTTGTGATTGCAGGCTTGAACATATTGGCAAAGTCAAGCGAACTGGATGTGCCGGCACCTGCACCCTTCATGGTGTGTGCTTCGTCAATGAACAAAATGACATTCTTTTTTGTTGTCAATGCGTCAATCACGTTCTTGACTTTCTCTTCAAAGTCACCACGATATTTTGATCCTGCCAGCAATGACCCGATCTCAAGTGAGTACAGTTCGTGATTTTTCAAAAAGTCTGGCACGTCATTTGTGATGATTCGTGATGCAATGCCCTCTGCGATTGCAGTCTTACCCACACCTGGATCACCGACCATCAATACGTTGGACTTGAACTTCTTGGCAAGAATCATGATAATATCTTGAATCTCCTGCTCACGTCCAATCACGGGTTCAATCTTGTTGTCACGTGCAAGTGCGGTAAGATTGATTGTATATTCTTCGAGGATTTCAGTGGCTTGTTCTTCGCTCAAGCGATCAACGTGTTTTGTCATATTAAAATTTTGTTTCCAGAATGCAATGAATTCTACTTTTGTCACACCCCATTTCAACAAGAAATACGATGCGTGACTGTTGGTTTCGTGAATCATACTCAAATATAAGTCGATGATTTCGATTTGTCTGCGACCCGTGAACAGCACTTGCGTGACTGCACGGCTGAACATGCGATCAAGTGTGTTGGTTTTTCTAGGCTGTACTGGAACACTAGTGTCTTTTGCCACAAGTGATACTAACCCGTCAAGATATCCTGAAACATCCATCATCATCAGATCAGTTTGAACGCCGAACTTTTCCAATTGTTTCTTGAATGGTTCACTTGTGATCATGCTCAATAGCGTATGCTCTAGAGTGACATATTCATGATTGCGTTGTTTGGCAAATTGAATTGCCTGTTCAATAATGCGTTCTACATCTGGGTTATTGATCATATATTATCCTTGTTTGCGCTCTTTTTCCAGAGCAGTAAGTAAGTCAGTACTGATTGTATCAGGTATTACAGGGGAAAGCAATAGATATTGGTCACCTTTAGCGTTGGATGCTTCCAATCCGTGATTTGGGATTCGCAAATTGGACATTGGCTTTGAGCGTGGTGGGATTTTGACCGACAGTGTTTGATCGTGAATGGTGATGAACTCAATGTCAGTTCCCAAGATCAAATCAAACACCGAAATGTTGAGAATGGTCACCAAGTCCAAACCGCGACGTTCAAACTTTGTGTGACGATGAATTCTAAACATGATTTGCAACACACCGTCTGGCATCAAGTTCTCATAGTTGACTCGCTGTCCGTCTTCAATGCCCTTTGGCACTTTGATTTGAAATGTTTTGGGACCGGCTGGAGTTTGAACTTGAATTGTCTCTGTGTCTCCACGTGATACTTGCTCAAGCGTGACAAACACATTGACTGTGTACATACGCTGACGTGGTTGATTGAACTGCTTGAATATTTCCTCGAATGGACTGCCACCGCCAAAGTTGAATCCACCAAATCCTGCTCCACCTTGACCAAAGGGATTTGGATTGTCGTACTGCTGACGTTTCTCTTCATCGCTTAGTGTGCGATAAGCTTCTTCGATCTTTTGGAATTCTTCGGTTGATCCGCCTCGATCCGGATGATGCTTAGCCGCCAGCTTGCGATAAGCTTGTTTGATTTCTTGTTGTGTGGCAGTCTTAGAGATGCCTAGTGCGCTATAGTAATCCATACAGAATTATAACACAGGTAGATAATGCTGTCAAGCAGTTTGGACAGATTATATGATTCCGGCTGATCGTTGCATTGCTTGAATTGCTGCATCTTTCTTGCCATTATAAATGGTAACTTCTTCAAGACCAGCGATCACACGCATTTCATTCAATTCGGTTTCGTGTTGCTCTTTGTATTCCAACGGGCTAAGTGCAATGTGCTTTTTGATGGTTTCTTCTGATGCTGGATACATACTGTCTCCGATGTTCAACTTCCATTCTTCTGCGTCTAATCCAGTAAGTGTTTCCAAGTCTGCCATAATTTCATATATGCGTTTTGCGGCATTGGTGCGACGATTGAGTTCAGCAAACACCAAGAATTTTCCATCTGTGACTTCACCTGGACTTGTTTCAGCATCCACGATCCAGTCGTATCCACGCTCTAACCAGTTGACCAAATCATCTGCTCCGGGTTTGCTTCGCACTGTAAAGTTCAGAGTGATAAAGTCTTCATCATTGCCAATGCTTGATGCGTATTTGTCAATGCCCATGGTTGTCAACAATTGATTTTCAAAATCTAAATGTTGTAAGCTTTCATTTAGCTGTTTCATATTATATTCCTAGACCGCCGGGAGCTAGTCCACCGCCCATTCCGCCGCCCATGCCCATGTCTGGAGCACCGCCTGGAGATTGTTCACCGCCTTCTTCGTCTTCATAATCTTTCAGATCATCAGTGTCATAGTCTTTAGCGTATGCGTCATCAAGGTCTTCAAGGTCAATGTTTTGACCAGCAAGATCGATAGTGCCTTCACGAATGTCGTTCATTAGTTCTTTGGGCATTGTAATGTTTACAAGCCATACTTTACGATCAATCAGTTTTGGATAGTGTGTGCCTGGTTTAAAGTCATCAGGCTCTTGAATTTGAATAGGCACTTTGATGCCTGTCTTTTTGAATTTGACATTGCAACCCAAGGGTAGCAATCGTTTTGCTCCACGTGGGTCAGGCATAACACCTAAGGGCCACATGAACGTACAGATCACTTCATAGCGACGAATAATGGGTCCGTCAACCAGTTCTCCCAGACCCCAGTTCTTGAACGCATAGATGTCTGCTTCGTCTAGCACACGCTCAAAGTCAAGCAGCGTAGTCATAGTACCATCAGAGGTCATGATGCCCTTGACGTTATTGACGATTTCTTCCCATTGGGGTGTATCTAAGAATGTTTTTTCTTTCATAGTAAAGTATTTATCATTTTAATATATGAATAGTGTTTTTGAAAGATAACCAATAACATGTGGTACAGCTTTTTATTTATCATGATTTTCTAAGAAATGACACGCATTATGCTGCACGTTTGCAGTTTGTAAATACTTTATCTGTTATGAGCAGATCAACCCTCAGGAGATTTACCTTGTCAAGAAAAAAAAGCAGTGCATTAAGAAAAGAACAAGACTACTCAACACAAAAACACTATCAAACTTTCTATCAAAAGCAACCTATGGAGACCACATCGAATATAGTAAGTTTCAATCCACAAAAACAGCGCAAAGCTGTTAACTTAGTTCCCAAAACAGTCAATCAAGAATCATACATTCTGGCGCTTCAAAACGAAGACACCGATGTAGTGGTCGTGAGTGGGCCAGCGGGTACGGGAAAGACATATCTGGCTATCTTGGCAGCTATCCAAGCAATGCGAAATCGTGAGTGTGATCGTATTGTGCTATGTCGTCCAAACGTTTCGATTGAAGATGAACAACATGGTTTTTTACCAGGTGATTTGAATCAAAAATTAGCGCCGTGGGTCAGACCCATGGTTGACGTTCTACATGAGTTCTACGCTGTCAAAGAGGTAGAGGGTATGTTGGCAGATCAGATTGTTGAATTTGCGCCGTTGGGATATATGCGTGGTCGTACATTCAAGAACACATGGATCATTGCCGATGAAATGCAAAACGCCACACCAACGCAGTTGAAAATGCTTCTCACTCGTATTGGTGTGGGTTCTAAGATCGTTGTGACTGGTGATATTGAGCAAACAGACAGGAAGTCTGTTGACAATGGATTGATGGACTTACAAGACAAGTTGCAGAAGTCTCCAACAGAGGGCATTGAGACCTGCTATTTTGATCATCGTGACATTCAGCGTCACAGACTGATCGGAGAGATTCTGAAACTCTATCGTTAATTTCCCAACACGATGTCGTATACCTCGCGCCAATTTTTGACGCGAGGTATTTCTGAATGATCAAAGTCCATGTTGTGTCCATGTTCCATTAACAACGACTTGAGTCCAACATTTATTCCATCAATACAGTTGTCGATCTTGTCTTCAAGCCACCATAGACCGCTATCACGATACGGAGTCAATGCGTCGAGTTTGTCTGCGCCTGTGTCTAGACATACGATCCGTTCAAACGCGGTTTCGCCAAACAGTTTCTTCAAGTTCATTTCACGCAGATGTACAGCATTCTTGTCTGTTGAAAGTGAAGTGATAGCGTGAAATACGTAACCGTGTTCTTCGTGTAGCTTCTTGACATAGTGCATGGCATCACGTAAGGGTGGTAGAAAACCAATGGCAGCACTTTCGTTGAAGTACTTGATCAGTTGCTTGCCTTGTTCTTTAGAAATGTTGTATCGTTTGCCAATGTCGTACTTGTATTCTCCACCAGCGACTTTAGAGTGACCGTGTGTTTGCATCCAGGTGTCGAAAGCATACTCCCAGTTGAGAAGTACACCGTCTACATCAGTTAAGATTACATTGCTCATTAAAGTATGCTCTTTGGTTCAAATCGTTCATGATTGATAAGTTCAAGTTGATCGATTGCTTCTGGGTAAACCTTTTTGTAGTACTCGTTCAATTTCTCAAACGATGTAGGTACCATTTTGCCCTCGATTACACACTTGATAACCTTTTCTTCTTTGTAGTCCATGATCACGCTACATTGTTGCAGATCACGTGGCTTAAGATTTGCAGCGACTTTGCGCTCTTCGTTGATTTGGCCACCCGGCTGTCTGTAGAATGTCAACATCAAGTATCTCATTGTTATCCTTTTATTTGTGTAAGTTCGATCATAGTTGCCGCAAGACTTATCTCGGGAATGCCAACCAATGATAGATTTGCCAGACCGTTTCTAATCACGATAATGGCTGCGTCTTTTTGTTCGTCAGTCTTGCCCCACAAGTTCAAGTTCTGATACATCCACTTGTACAAGTCTTCAAGACGTGTTGGGTTGAAACCCAAGAACTGCAAGAGTTGCTGACGACCCTCTGTGATCTTGCCGCCCTTGAACAGATCGGTGATTTCGACAAGCATTGCATCTTGATCGTTCACACTGTTTTGAACCTGTAGCAGTTTGCCAGTTGAACTGTTGGCTTGCAATTGATTCAAACACTTGCGTAAGTCTGGATAAGTTGCTCCTACATACGCATCAAGTGTGTCAAGATCAAATTCAATACCTTCTGTGACCAAGACCGTTGCTGCTCGTGCAGTAAACTCGGTTCTGTCTGTCTTGGTGATATGAAACTCGTGACAACGACTTTTCAGTGCTGGGATAATCTTGTGTGCATAGTTGCAAGTCAAGATAAAACGCACTGAACTGTGATAGGTTTCAATATCACCACGCAGCATGGCCTGACCCGCTGGAGTCATGTAGTCTGCCTCGTCTAACAGTACGACTTTGAACTTGCCAAAGGGCATTGTTTGTACGAAACCTAGAATCTTGTCACGAATAACATCAACACCGTTCTCACGTGATGCGTTGATCTCAAGCACATCGAATTCATCAATGCCCAATTCATTCATCAGCACTTTTGCCAGTGTGGTCTTGCCTGTTCCTGGTTCTCCGCTCAGTAGTAGATTGGGAATAGACTCTGATGCGATCCAGTCGTTGACTTGTTGCTTTTGCCGTTCGTCTACGAAAACGTAGTCCGAAACGGTACTTGGGCGAAACTTCTCGACCCAGAGTTTGTTGTGTAGTGTCATGTTAGTGGTTTCTTAAGATTTCAGTTGTAACGATCAGACCGATTCTTTCGCCCATGTCTTGATCGCTGGTTATAATATGCAAGTTGTTGATCATCTTATCAGTCTTCTCGTCGTACATACGATACTCCATAACATGACCACCGCTGGCTGAATAAATCGAGAAGTTCATTCCTTTACCGTTCAAACTAGAGGTTGACACGGGCTGTTCACAAACACTAGACCCATAATTCATTGCCCAACGAATTATTTTTTGAAGTTGACGTCTGATCATACTTTTGTTGATTGAGTTTCGTCTTCGTGCCTGACACTATCGACAAGCAAGATGTCTTTAGGATCGACTTTGCGAATGGTTGTGTGACCGTTCTCGTCTTCGATATCAATTCCACGGGTCCAACGTCCGTGTGCGACAAGTACATACTCGCCTACTTTGACATCGTGTTGATCTGGGCCGACTTTGTAGACTTCTGCCCAACGTGGTCTGATACCCGAATCCTTGCCGTCATCTTTGACGATAATGATTGAACCAACCATTCGCTCCTTGAAGACCATATCTTTGACGATAATGGTATCTTTCAACGGAACGAGTTGATTGGAATTAAGTTGATGTGCTGCATAGCTGATTTTAGTATTCATGTGTGTATTATACTGTGTTATAGATTAAACATCAAGTTATTTGGATGAATTGTTTTTCTTTGTTTTCGGTTCTTCTTTTACGATCTCTTCATCATGATCATCAAAATCCAACTCATCTGGATGCAATTCTTCCGCCACTGAAATTGGATCTGGTTGTGGCATTGAAGTTTGTTGAATTGGAGCCACTTCTCCTATAATTGGACTAGGCGCCGTGTTGATTCCAGTTGGTCTAACACCACGATTCATTGCGCTTTTCATGTAGTACTCATTGACACGCTTGTTGTTGTCATTGATAACTTCATTGTTGCTGTCAATAACATCGCCACGTGCATTGACGTTCATGTTGCCAACTGCACGAGTGTGTTCGTTTTTTGCTCGTAGTGCAGCCATATCTACCGTACGACCCATTGCTGATTTGTGCATATCGCTCATTGTATTTCCTTATCTTAAAAATTCTTTTATATCCAAATCGTAATACATAGAATCAATCTTATGAATGCCGATCAGATATAGTACATAGCTAGAAACAGAACTACCACGTCCTACTCCCCATACTATGTTGTGCTTACGCATTGTGTCCACCAAATACTTTATGTATTGTAGTAGTGAAAACAAATTTCGATCTAGATACATCAATAACTCTTCGCCAACTCGTTGACGTTCATGATCAGTTTTACATTGTTCCAATACCCATTGTGCAATATCGAAAGTTTTGTATTCTTCTGGCATATGCCAATTATTTTGTAGTCTTTGATCAAACTCTTCGATTGTTTCAGAACTGTTTACATACTCAACAAACACGGGTATTTCATTCAATTCCAATTCATCATTGATATTTATTGGTTGGTCTATGTATATTTTGGATAATATTCTGTCAGGACTCTGCAACATTGCTTCGCAGATATCCTGTTCGGATAGAATGATTTGGCCGTAAATGTCAGTTCTCATCTACACAGTATAACACACTGAGTGTAGAAGTCAAGTGTTTTGGACAACTATTGTATATCGATCTTATCATCGGCGCCGGCATCTGCGGCACCTTTTTCCCAAGCAGCCAATTGACGCTTGGACTGTTCATGTCTGTATGTGTTCAGTGTCATGATAAGTTGATTCATCATTGCCTGATTGTGCATACGAGACATATAGCTGTACTTCTTGGTAAGATCGGAAATGATCGTTGTCAGTTCTTCATCGGTCTTGTCTTCTACAGAACCGATTAGTGGGTGAGTCATCATGATAATAACCAAGGTTGAGTTGCTAATATATTCCAAATTGCAGTTGTACCATCGTAGTTATTGGTACAGTAGTACATGTAATTTGGAACAGTGGTCAGTGTGCAATTTGCTGTTGCGCCACTGCCGTTGCCGGTAAGTGTAACTGTTGGTACTTTTAAATATCCATTACCGTTTCTGTTAATAACGATAGCGGTAACGATTCCACCTGCGATTGTAGCAGTTGCAGTGGCGGTAACTCCACCCGGGACATCCGGTGGAGAAATTATGACTGTTGGGGCTGTTGGGTATAAACTGCCGCCGTTAACAATGTTGATTGTGCCAACACCGAAACCTGTTCCAATACACACATCACCTGCCAAGTCTCCTGCTATACCTACAGCACTCTCTACAATACGCTTGGCAATTTGCTGCGATTGACGTGGAATATTCACTGGAGAAATCGTGACGTTTGCTCCACAATCAATGGTCGAGAATACATACTCAAGATGACCATCACGTGCTGGCAATGCAATTTGGCCGCCTGGAGTAGAACCGTTGCCAAGATAATTCTTGATTGAGTATACACCGTGTGTTACGTTTGTAGGCAATGATAAGACTGCTGATGAGTTGGCAACGTTGAGTATCAGTTGCACGTTGCTTTGTGTTCCGGTTGGGGCCCATTTGGCAAACTGAAGCTGTGCGTTGGCTGTGATTGTGCCATACTGTACATCGCCGTTTGTCAGATCGACCAGCACTGTGTTTGCAAGATTGTTGCCAAGATTGAACGTTGATGCTCGAAATCCCAGTGTCAATGCGTTGCTGATCTGTGCATTGGCCATGTCATTGTTGAGTGTTGTGCCTGAGAGTGCAGACTTCAACAGTACTTTGCCCTGCATATCAGTGATCTCTGTTCCAGCACTGTCTAGATTTGTCTTGATAGATGCCCAGTTGTCACGCATACCCTGTGAGGAATTGTTCACTCCGGGCGTTGGGTAGCTTACGCTCATTGATCCTGTATTGATTGCTGATGTCATAGTATGTCCAGTTATTGTAATATTTATTGTGTTTGATTGGGCAGTATGGTTTTTCTTGGGAAATATACATACTGATCTGCTGCATTGTTTGTAATGTTTGGCTGAGCACTTGGTAGAGTATTCCAAATTGGCACACCGCCACTAGTTACACCCTCGTAGTTGAATGTCTTAGAACGATCAACTTCAAATCTGTCTAGTTCAAAATCAATTTGATTCAAGACATACGGCCACTGTGTCTGAATGTTCCGTTGAATGATCGCTGATGTTCCTGGCTTACAGTATGTAATGACCCATGCCGGTGTGAATCCAAGAATTGTATTGTCTAGCTGTACTGATGTCATCCAAAGTGGCAATAGTTGTGGGTCATTGACATTGCCAATAGCATCATCGATTTGCTGACGCATATTTGGTAGCGAGTTTGGATACAGTGTACGAGCAATTCCTGGCGTAAGTGCGGTGTAAGTGGGCAATCTAAACAGTATTTGTTCATCAGTTGTCAATGTTTGAGCCACGTCAACCGTAACAGTTTGATTTGCAATGTCAACTGCAGTCACGATTGGAGGAGTGTTGTCTAAATTGTTTGTGATTGTGTTGCCTACAATAGGAGTCAGATTCATTCCCACTGTGATATCATCAACTGCGTTCAGCGCCAGTGTAAAACCGTCAATAGACGACAAGTAAGTCTTGACCAATGGCTGAACATCTTCTTGATAGGTCTCAGATACATACTGTGTAGTCAGTGAATCGTACCAGTCGTTCAAGTGTAGATCAATGTTGCGTGGCCAGATGATTTCTTTTGAGATTGATACGTTCTGATTGTTCACAAGATCGTCTATCACTTGACTGTAAACAACTTCGTATATAATGTTGTTGTTTGTGTCACGAGCAACTGCTGTTTTGATTTCACCAAGCGTAATGTTGCGCCAGTAATGATTGATCTGTACTGCATCAATGTAAGTTTGAAAGAAGTCATTGGTTGCAACTGATGGAACACCAAAGATATGTTGATAGACTACACTATCAGCCACACCAAAGTATACATCATTTGGGCGATACACGTATTCAGGTGGTATCAAGTTGCCATTGTGAATCAGTGTGTTGATCTTATAGCGATCATCCATTGACATCAGTGCTTTGATATAAATGTTATCATAGGGCAAATAATATTTTTGATATGTAGTCAGCGTAAATTGCTTTATGGCACTGATCTCTGAGAACTGTGTTGAGTACGCTTGAATCGTGAATACGTATTGACGTGTTTCTCCTGCTGCAGCAATTGATTCAGTTGATTCAAATGCCAAACGTCCGCTGATCTCTCCTGTACTTAGTAGTTCTAGATCAGGTGGCAATCTTGTAAGTGTAGGGCTGGTCAAAAATGTATAACTTGATGACAATAAGTCGTTGTTGAACTGAAGAATTGCCCCTACATCGCCAACCATATAGAACGAATTTGTATTGACACTATCGTAAATAACTTGATACAGTGTTGACGTTGTGATTAAGTTTTGAAGAAGAGTAAACGAGAATCCATCGTCAAGACTGATCAATATTGATCCATAGTCTCCAACAACCATAATACGAGTGTTTGAACTGTCTATACATATTGACTTATAGCTGTACGTTTGCAAATTAGTATTTGCAACTAAGTGCTGTTCAATGTTTGTGTTTAGAGTCCAATCTATACCATTAGATGATGTTAGAATCGTGTTCAAGTCGCCTACTGCAATGTAAGTTGTTCCTGTGTATATGATTGAGCGTAATGATGTTGTAACACCCGATACTTGAGATGTCCAAGTCACAGTATCAAACGAACTAAGTATTGTTCCATTGTCTCCGACTGCTATGAATTTAGATGCTCCAAAGCATATTGAGTTTAGATTTTGTGTTGTACCAGTCGTTGCGATTATATTCCACACACTTGGGTCTGTGGTCAGCGTGATTGTTCCGTTGTTTCCTACCGCAATGTATGTAGATCCAGTAAGCAGTATATAGTTAAGTTGTGTTTCAGCCACTGACGATGATGGAATGAATACTCCGGTTGAGTCTGGTATTTGACCAATGATTGATCCATCAGTTTGATTGTATCCTACGACAACAGTAATTTGATCGACAGCATTGTACACAGCAGAGGTAAAGTACAGCAAGCTTACCGAACTGTTGATCGAAGGTTGCTGTGTCCAAGTTTGTCCATCCGGTGTTCCAGTAACATAAGCACCTACATCTCCAAATGTTTCAAATTGTGCGCCGGTATTGACGATTGTTTTGAAATTTGATTGTATTTGATTGCCAGCAATGCGATAGTTTAGTTCAAGTTGTGATGAGTTCGTTGCCAATATTTGCAGATCAGAAATTGCTCCGTTGTTGATTGTGCCCAAATTTGAGGCGGTGACCCATGCAACTTGTGAGTTGATGTCCCCAATGATTGTAGCAGTGAACAAGAATGTTCCGCTGGTCAGTGTAGGATTAGATGTTTTGTGAACAGACACTGTAAAGTTGTATGTCTCAATATTCTGATTGATAGTTGGCAACAAACCGCTGATCCATCCAGTGGCAGGATTTGCGTCAAGATTGCTGCCCTGTGGTTCGTTGATCACATATGTCAAATCAGTATTATTGTCAGTGTCAAAATTATACCCAATCATCTTGAAGATAAAGTCAGTATTCTGATTGAAGTCTCCAAGATTGTTTGATGATAGATAGTAGGGTCCGTATTGATCATCAGCGGGAATCACAATACTCAATGGTTGCGTATTCAAAATTGTTGGAGAACGACCTACAAATCCTGAAATTAGTTGTTGATTGTTGATTGTAATGCTGTATGCTGTCAAACTGCGACCTGTGTCACTACTGATCTCAAGTGAGAACGTGTATGTTTGATTGATAGGGTTTCCAGTACTGTCGATGGGTGGTCGTGCGTATCCACGAATCACGCCCTCGGGAGTCAATTCAAGTCCTGAAGGTAGTATGCCTATTGCCAGTGAAATAACAAGTGCGCTGGTTGGGTTTTGATCAATGTATTGAAGTTGAAAATACTGCCATACAGAATCGTATGCTGTAAAAAGTGTTCCGCTTGGAGTTGTAAACTCGGGATTGGGAACAGCAATGTCAACAGTCATCGAGAATGTTCTGTCTTTGAATGCTATAAGCGTTGAACCGTTGTATTCTTGAGCACGAATGGTAAACGTGGTTGTGTATGACTGTGCAGTTTCTGCTGGCAAACCCGTGAGCAATCCTGTTGAGTCAAGTGCGAGTGTACCTGCGGGAAATGTTCCGTTGAGCAGTGTGTACGTGACTGTGTTTGTATTCTGACTTGGAATGGTTGCAAACTGATAGTTGACTGGGAATGATTCTGCAAAAACGCCAATGCTGCCCTGCGGTGTTGACCACGTTAAGTTTGTAACGTTGATTGAGAACGAAGCTGGGTTGGTGAATACATTACCGCCTGATGTTGTTTCAGTTGCACTGATTGTAAAGACGCTTAGCGTGTTGACTGTGACGTATAGAGGTGTACCACTAATCACACCGGTGTTTGCGTTCAGTGTCAGACCCGCAGGCAAAAATGTGTTGGGTTGCAGCACATATGTGATCACTCCACCCAGCGTTGGTGATGCTGAAAGCGTGAATGTGAATGGCTGACCCTGAGAGGGTGAAGCAATCAGACCAGACGATGTGTTCCATGTACTCATCTTAGTTTAGATTCTGCCATTGTGAAAGAACGCCGTTGTACAGTCGCATTTGTCCTGTGACGTTGTTGTAGTACATTAGTCCAGGTGCTGGCGAAGGATCACTTGCAAGACCCGTGAACTGTACGGCACCGGCAGTGATTGCGTTTGCTGCGATCACGTTGGTTGCTTGCACTGTTGTCACAAGAGCGGTAGGTGCAACCAACACGGTACCAACAACACGACTTGCACTGTTGATGTTTGCTGCGTTGACGTTGCCTGTTGCTGTCAGCGTTGTTGTGTTGATGTTTGTGTTTGCGTTGACATTGCCGGCTGTGACATTGGCAATCACTGTTGATTGCAATGATGCAACTGTACCAGTGGCAGTGAAGTTTGTTCCTGTCACAACACCACTTGATATAACGTTGCCCGCATACACGTTGCCTGTGACTGTAGCTTGTTGTGTGTTGACTGTCAATGAGTTTGCTGCGCCTGTGACTGTGACATATGCACCGTCAAATGCAACTGCTGTGATTGTGTTGGCAACTGTAAGATTGCCTGCTGTCACACTGTTTGCTGCAAGAGCATAGGTTACCGTGGCATTGTTTGCCAACAAGTTGCCTGTGATTTGTGCATTGGCCGCTGTGAGCGATGTGTTTACTGTCACACTGTTTGCTGTGATAGCACCGCTGAAGTTTGCATTGTTTGAAATGACATTGCCAAATTGACCCGTACCTGATGCAAAGACTGTTGCTGATACCAGTAAGTTGGTCACAATGTTGTTTGTGACAGACATATTGTTTGCAACAACGTTTGCACTGGCAACAACGTTTGCTGCGTTGACATTGCCTGATACTGCAAGTGCAGACAATGTGCCAACTGAGTTGATGTTTGGCTGTGCGTTTGTTGTGACTGTGCCTGCTGTTGTTGCTGTGCCTGCAACGTTGATTGTATATGTTCCAGACAACAGCGTGTTTGACACTGTACCTGTTGTCAATGCCGATGCATCTAAGTCTGTAAGATTTCCACCGTCACCAATGAATGTTAGAGCAGTGATGTTGCCTGTTGACACGACATCAGCAACGTCAAGATTGCCCACAATGTTTGCTGACCCGTCAATTTCAACATTGCCCTGTGTTGTGATATTGCCTGTGATGTTTACGTTTCCGCCAACTGCAAGAGCAGCGTACACTGTTGCGTTGGTGGTTGACAAATTGACTGTGTTGACTGCGTATCCAGCGTTGAATGATTGTGCGTCAATGTTGCCAAGATTCAGCGTCAAGTTTCCAGGAACATATGTCAGATTTGTGTCTGATGTCACAATTCCTGTTGCGTCTGCAAACAAGATTGTGTTTGCGTTTGCTGTTTGAATATTGCCCGTGAATGTGCCTGAGGTAAGTTCAAGATTGCCTGTGGCAAGTGTGACTGTGCCCGTTGGCACTGTGATGTTGCCATCAACCGCAAGATTGCCCGTGATGATTGTGTCTGAGAATGTTGGAGCAATGTTTGAAGCAAGTTCAATGATCAGTGTGTTTGTTGTTGAGTCAACTGTGTAGTCTGCGTTTGCGTTGCCACCTGGTGGAATTATTCCGCCAAGACCAGTGACTGTCAGTGTGTTTGAGTGTACAGTCAGTGCTGCGAATTGTGCTGCCAATGTCACATCACCTGTGGGATTGCTCACAAGAATGCCATCACCTGCTGTGATCTGAGACACGTTGCCTGCTATGTTCGCAAGATTGCCGTACAACTCATAAAAGTTGTTGTCGGTCTTCATGAACGCAAGACGTATTGAGTCAGCGTTGTTTGCGTCTGGATATGATCCGTAATTTATGATCTGCATTGCCATGATGTTGAGTGCCTCGTTATCATGTATTTATCGTTGCCAGAAAACAAAAAGGGCACCGTGGTGCCCTTGATGCTTGTTCGTAGTGCTTAGTTGATACCGCCAAGTTTCTTGAGAAGTGCTCCCATTGACTGGCCGACAGTTTCACGCTCTGTCTGAGTGACAACACGTGATGGTCCCGAACCCACAAGAGTTTGATCTTGCTTTTGATTGTTGAGTCCACCGCTGATGTTCTTGGTGATAAAGTCAATGTCTGTTGTGAATGTTTCTTCATCGCTCAGTTGACTTGGCGTATTGGCCCATTCTGTGAGTTGACTTTCATCAAGATGATGACCGATTGGCAATCCATGACTTCCACCAACACTGACTCCCATCTCACGTGCTTTTGCTTTCAAGTCTGCTTTGATGTCATTGATCAGACGATTGGTTTTGCCCATGCTTGAAATTGAGGTATTTTCAGAGTCAAGACGCTTGAACATCATCTGAGCATATTTTCTTGCTGATTCATATTGTTCAGGAGTTTGAACGCTGCGAATAACACGTGCTAACTTTGTAAGACCCTCACCCTTTGATGTGTCTGAACCCGCAAATAAGTCTTCATTGACTTCAAGTTCTGAATGACGATTGGCAACCATGTTCATGTTGTCTTCGTCTTCTTCAACTTTCTTCTTTGGAGCTTTTGAATCTTTGTCAGCACCTTTGGTCTTCTTGTGAGCAGCAAGAATACGCTCGATCTTCTTGAGCATGTTGCCAATCTTCTCGTGAGAACCTTCTTCGTCGCCCTGTTCGTTCATTGGCTGTGATTGTGCTTGAGCTTGATCAAATGCGCCTGCAGCGTTGTCTTGAGCAGCTTCGCCCGCTTCGTCTGCTGCAAGATCACCATTGTTTGGATTGATTTCGCCCTCTTCCTTCACAGGATATTGCTTGCCACCAACGTTGATCTTCTCGCCCTTTTGAATGCCGTCTGCTTTTGCTTTCGCAACTGCACCAGAGAAAGCATTGCCCTCTTCAACGTCATCTTCTTGAACGTCCATTGACTGAGCTTGCTTGTTTGCCATTGGGCTTGGTGATCCGCCTGTTGCACGTGGAGCAACTGCTGGCTCATTGTCTTCTGCAACTTCATCTTCAAAGTCACCATTACCCTGTGGAGTTGTTTGCTTTTGAGTCTGAACAACTTCAACTGGAGTTTCACCGTGATTCATTGTCTTTTTGATGAATGCAAGTGTATCGTCGCCTGAATCATCTGACTCGCCGCTTTGAAGATGATCAATCACTTCATCCGACATCACCGGTTCTACAACTTGTGATTCAACGCCGTCTGTGTTTTGACTCATGCCCATACCACGTGGCATTGCCATGACTGGTACATCGCTTGCGTCGTCAAACTTTGAGTGTGGGTCATCGCCATCTGCTGTTTGTGTGGGTGATGCTGGACTGCCTGTGCCGTCATAAACGCCCATGTCTCCATCACGATACGCTGCTGTGTTTTGTTCTGGATCACTCTCAATTTCAACCTCAACTTCAGGTTGTTGTGGAGCTTGCATGCCAGCGTTCTTCAACATTGCAAACAGATCAGCAAGACCCTCTTCATTCAGTTGCTTGCGCTTTGTGATTGAACGAGCACTTTCATTGATTGAAGCAGGCTTCTTACCCTCAATCAATTGTGTGAGTTGCGAGTCCCATGCAGAGAAGTCGTATGTTTCTTTGACTTTCTTCTTTTTGTCTGCAACAGCTTTCTTGAATGGCTCTTTCTTGTTGCCGTCTTTGTCCATGTCCAAGAAGTCAGGCTTTGCTGCTTCGTCAACAACTTCAGGCTTTGTGATCTGACGATTGTACTTGCCAATCTTCTTCTGCTCTTTTGCACCTGATTTCTTTGTTGGGTGATCTGCTGCAAGCATTGATGATGTTTCTGACTCTTTGACAGTCTTTTTCAAGCTGGCAATATAGTCTTTCAGTGTTGCATCAGGATGTGTCTTCTTGAATTTATCATAGTTCTTTTTGAAAGCAG